ATTTCCGATACTTTGGATCTAAGCAATTCGAATAGGTCAGCGTGCTGTTCCTGTTCCATTGTTTCGATCCGCTTCATAAATAGGTAGAAAGCTTCCACTTCACGACTAGTCGTCAAGTGTTTGCTGTCTACCAATCTGTCGAGTACGCCAGGAGGTATTTTTTGAGAATCCTCCCTGCGCACTACACATAGTTGTTTGATGGGATCGTCATCGGGGATTGTAAAAATCTCCGTGACTGATTCCATCTCAAAATGTTTTTCCGAAGACTTGACAGAGCGATGCTCAGTTAAGTGTTTCGGAAGTTCGTTCATTAGCTCCCTTAAGGTTTGAATAGTCATATTCTGAACCTTAGGGGGCATCGACCATATGGCATTAGTCCAATCTTGTGGGTTCCACATGATTGGCATTTTGCCAAGCGAATATATTTGTCTGGGGATATACATGGGCCTTTGCTCATATCTAACTCCAAGACATACATCTTGACATGCGGACGCTATGGGGAAGAGTTTACCCTCTTCTCCAAACGTCGCATAGTCCATATCCTTGCCCATCAAGGTTACCTTTCCGACAATGTCGGAACTGTAATCTTGACGGTCCTTTTTCGTGTCTACGACCAGCCTAAATTTAGGGTGGTCGAGATACGGAAGGTACTTGTTGTCTTTCAGCTTTGACGCAGTTAAAACTGTGTTAAAGCGATTGACTGGTATGTGAAAGACCTCTTCACAATAAGTTCCCCAGGAACTAGTTATGAAGAAGTCGTCTTGAGAAATTTCATATCCGAGCATTTCGGTTGCTTTGTTATAAGCAGCGAACCATGCTCGGATATGTTCTTCCTTTTCCGAACCGGCAACTACGATGGTATCATCGCCGTTGCCGGAATGGACAATCTTGATCCCTGGCACCTGTTTGGAAGCATATGCTTCACAAATCGGGTGCGCAAGGGAAATATTGGTCTTGGTCAGCGGATCTCCCATGGGAATTCCGTTGATCATTTGACCGATGAACTTACCATTTCTGTACATGTCCTTTGAACCAGGCCATATACATTCAATGGTTTTCCGTATGTTCTCATCCAAATTCATCTTGCTTAATAAGCGAGATGTAATTGCATGAGCACTCTTCGTTGTTGGTAAGTCAGTAGCCTTTCGCCAGTCTACTGACATTATCAACTTATGCTTTTCGAATAGGACGTGCCCGTCAACCGGGTCAAGGTGGTTTATTCTTTCAATAAACCTCCATCCTAATCTACCTGATCCCAAACCGTCTTTCAAAGATCTTTGAACTTTGGAAGACTGTATGGTCATGTGTGAGAAGGGCTGTAAGAATGCATCTTTAAAAAAAGATCCACTCGTTACAACCCTAACTTTGCCGTTTTCCCGTATCCCGGCGATGTTTGTTTTAAACACCGCCGGGTCACTGGAATTGATTTTGTCGTATGCAGTCCAGAAAGCCCAGTTTCCCAATTGGGAACCTTTGTTTTCTGGACTGAACTTCGGTATGTCGGGTAGAGCTCCGGATTTCTTAAGTTTCTTAAGAAAGCCGAACTTACCCTCGTTCTTGCGGGAGCTCTCAGTGCACGCACTAGTAGACATACTAATGCGGAACTGAGGGTTCCCTCCTTGTGCGCCAGATACTACGTTGTCAAGAACCCAATCAATGGATTCCAGCAACGCAGTGTCTGGCTCAAACTTTCTTTCCGTCGTCACAGTATCAATGAATTCATTGATAGTGCGCTCGACGGCTTTGCTACTTGCAAGCCCCGTGGCCCGCGTTTGTGTGAGTACACAAATGCGGTACATGTGGGCTTTACTGGTTTCGTGACGCGTTTTATTGAAGGAATCTTCAATAAATTGCATCCACGAAAACATGCGTTGTTCGCGTACAGTCAGTTTGAACTCTTCTTGAGTAAAAGCTGCCTTACGCAAACGTTTCATCATCGATTTCATGACAACAAGGCTACTGTCGTAGTCTTGTATGCCATTAGAAATCAAGCTGTTCATGATCTGGTCGGAGCGTTTGTACGCACGACCAGGACATATGAATATTTCGGGATAAGATGATATCAGCCTTGACATCATCCCGTCCGTGAAATGCAAAATTTCCTTCAAAACAAGATGTTGGTTCTTTTCCAACATTTTGTTTAGAAGAAATCGGTTGTGTTTCTTTAAACGCGAGTACCAATAAGTCCTCGTATTTAAAATAAACACTTGAGTTTTTGTGTTGCACAGATGGAACGGACGACCGTTCCACCTGTGCCGCCACAAGTTTTCGTATTCATAATCCCAACAATCTAAGAGATTGTTGGGTTTTGAACACAGACCTGAGGAGATCTGGGACACGAGATTCTTGAATCTTGAGTCCCAGACCTCCCCGCTTTCGGATGACTGTTCCTCACGTAAATTTACGCTGAGAGGTAGGCATCGATGGTAAAAAACCATGTACAAACTCGGTTTGGCGTGGTGAATTCATACACT